CTGTATCACGGTCTTTAATTTTGTCAATGCTTACTAAAGTAACGTATTTCATTGTTTCGTGTTTCACTAAGCGATGAATCGTAATAAAATCATCGCATCTATTTAAGAAGCTTTTACCACCTTCAACGTATGCTGCCATAGGCGGTTTTAAATGTCCATCCCACATATGACCCTTTGGAAACAAATTACCTTGCCTACCACTTTCGCTTGTTGGGTGTGTACTAATATAAATTGTTTTTCCTGTTTCGTTTACAAATTGTCTTGCCATATTTAAAAACTTGTAGTTGCCTTCATAACCATACTCACGGCTTAAACCTGTAAATGGGTCAATTAAACAACAATCTGCATCCGTGTTTTTAAAAGCTTCTAAAAGTTCTTCTGGTGTGTATAGTCTTGAATTATCTACAAAGTCAAAGTATTGTTCTAAGTGTGTTGAGTAACTTCGTATTTGTGAATCGTGTAATTTTTTAAACGGTATACCTGCATACATTTGAATCATATCACGCATTATTTGACCGTATTGGTTTTCTCCAGCCCATAAACAAAACTTTAAATCGTGTTTAAGTGCAAGACATAAAAAATAAAAAAACACGAAGTACGATTTACCTACGTTATCGTGTCCAAGAATAATGTTAAGTTGTTTAGGTTTAAATACTATATGCTCATCTAACTTACAGCCAATCGGCAACCCTTGTTTTATTCTTCCGTGTTTATAATCTAATAAATATTTTGTGTGTATTCCTTTACTTAACATAACCGTGCTTCTTTGCTTGTGCTACCAATTTATCCTCTACCTTCTTTGGTTCTTTCTTTAACCAATTCTTACAAGTCAAATATAACGATTTGTATTTGTTGTTGTTTTTAAAGTTCTCTATACTATCTAAACACGAATCAATTACACTCTTATCGTATTCAGCTTCTAATTTATTAAACTGCTCTACACTAATAGACAAATGTGCGAAGCTTCTATATATATCATTATCATTATCATTATCATTATCGGTTATTTTTGTTATCGGTTTATAACACTTGTTATCTTTGTTATCTTTTCCCCATCGTTTTGCCATTCCTTTTTTACCAGCATCGCTTCGTTTTTTGCACATCTTTTCGTACGTTTTTAAATCACGCTTTAAGTTTTGTTTAATTGGCTCAAAACAAACTTGTAGTAGTATATCATCAGTTTCTGGATTTAAGTCGTTTACATACTCTAAAACGTGCTTAAATAGCTTTCCAGCTTGTTCATCGTTTAACTTTTGCACGGTGTGTATTAAATCACAATACAATAAAAAGCTTTTCTTGTTTTCTGCCATAAATTAAGGTATAAAAAAAGTGTAACGCTTTCACAGGGTAGGAGGCTGCTACTAACGTCACACTTAAAAAAATTCGATTGTCCTACCAACTCCACAAATATATTAAATTAATTCCTTATATAGTTCTTTTTCTGTTCTTCCTTTTATAATTTCTAAATCTCTTATTGTAGTAGCTTTTAGAATATCACGTTTCAAATTGTATTCGTGTTTATGTAGTTTAAACTTGCCGTCATAATCGGCTATGTCGAGCAATAAGAACGCATCTCTGGTCTGCTTTAGATTTTGATAGCGTTTTATACCGTGAATAATTGTAGCGTGGTTTAAATCAAATAATTCAGCTATACGGCTATACGTTACACCAGCGTTTCTTAAAAGATTAAACAAATACATTCTTCGATGTGTATAATATGGCTTTCTACATTTAGATTTTAGTCCGTCTTTTCGTATGTGGTATTCCACCTTTTTAATTAAGTCTTCCATAAAGCCAACTGATTATAAGCGTGTAAATATATTCAAAAAATTTCTTCATACTTTTTCGATGCTTATAATTAGCTTTTCCCATAAGCCAAAAGCTTTAATTGCTTCTTGCCTATCGTCTGCTTTAACGTATTTAATTGCGTGGCACATTTCAGCGCTTGTGTCGCTGCCTTTGTAGTATTTGTATATTATTTTATAAGTGTTCATATATTCGTCTTTTTGTATTAAGTAATTACAATATAGTTCCTCGTTAAAACTATCCCAGAACTCTAATTTAAGTGCTTCCATTGTCATCATTACTTTATGTCTTTTAACATTCTGCGAAGTCTATAAATGTCCTTGTTGGTTTGTATGTCTTTGTCCATAAAACCTGTCAATTGACTTTCTAACCGTTTTATTTCTTGGTTTATAGATTTCTTTTTTTCATTAACGGTATAACCGTTTTCTTCAAGTAGCTGCTTTGCTTCTTGTATCTTCTGTTGTTGCTTTCGATAATAATCAAAAATTTGGTTATTAATACTCATTTTGTTTTTGTTTTGTTATATATTATTTTTTCGTCTTTGCTTAAAGTTTCGTATTTGTAAATTGCACACGATAGCATTTCTTCGGTGTTGTAATATGGTTCGTCTTTGTGTCCCATAACTCTACTATGCACGTTTAAAACTTTACGTTTTGTGCTTTTGCTATTGCCTATTTTATGTACAGTATATGTTATGCGTATGTCGTTCATATAATATTAAGTTGTTGCTCTAAAGCCGTACATATATCTTTGTCGTTGTAATATATTACACCAGCACAAAGCAAAGTTTCGCATTTAACGTGGTAATATATCGTGTCGCTTTCTGCATACGTTATATCATCTGTAAAGCTATTATAGCTTACTGGATATTGTTCAGAACCTATCTCTACTTCTATTTCTACTTGGCACGGTGTATCGTTAATAGTGAAGCTTACAACCTCATCGTCTTTGTGGTCTATTTGTATTTCGTAACTCATAGCTTATAAATTTTCAATGTATTTTTTTGCGCGGTCTTTCATATAATCAATATCTAACCACTCTAATAATTCTACGGTATTAAAAACCATTGTAAATTCTTCTCCGTGTTCATCTGTGCCTACTAAATATGTTTCATTGTCTGCCGTACTCATAAACGAATTAATGTCGTGTAATCGTTTTCTTATCTCTTTACTCATAGCGTTATAATTTTCATAACTAAATAATAACCTATCCATACCGTCCACAAAAACACAAATCCTGTAATCAATTCTTTTTTTGCTTCTTTTCTTTCTTGCTTGTTCATAATCTATTTATTTAAGTGTTTTTCTTACTTTGTTAAATCGTTGTTCTAATCGTTTAATACATAGCTTGTATGTATGTATTTCATCTGTCCATTTATCACGGTTCTCTTTAAACATACCGCCCTGTCCGTTAATACTATCTTGTTTTAGTTCTATTCGGTCTTTAAAGGATTGTATGCCTTCTTCAAGTCCTACTAAAATTTGTAATTTTTCCATTCGTGTTTTCATAAGTGTATCGTTCTAATTAAAAATTGTTCAAATGTTATTCCGTGTTTACGAAGATTTAAAGCTATGTATTCTCCGTATTGTTTTTGTCTTTGTTTTTTAGTTAGTAATTTACTTGCTTTCATAATGTAAAAAAGGCGGCTTTTACACCGCCTGTTGTTTTTATTTTACAGATATAATATCTATTGGCTCAATGTTAATATAACCAGTTCCAGAGCCTATGCGATTTACTAAAAATGAATATTGATTTTCGTTCCATCCACACACATAAACTCCTTGAACTTTTCTTGTGTATACTTTACCATAATATTCAAAAGTAATTTTTTGACCTTGTTTTACATTTCTGTAGTTTTCAATTCTTTGTAATTCTTCAGTAGTAGTCATAACGTTTTTTTTGTTTTTAATTAATTTGTATATACAAATATAATAATCTTTTTCTATTAATCAACAATTTTATAAAACTTTTTAACAAAAAAAATAACAATTATTTGATAATGTGCTATAAAACAACAAGTTGAGTATTAAAAAAAATTAAAATAAATGTGTTAATCTGGCTACTTGTCCGTTTTCTTTGTGATGTATGAATCCTTCAACTGCTTTAGGTGCGTGTTGGTAGCCTTTTTTGTGATGCCAAGAATCTGTGCCACTTGGTGAACGTAAGCTTTCAACGGTTACTCCGATGTAGTCCTTGCTTGTTTTGTGGTGTACGTGGTGTGTGTAAACGTATCTGTATCGTGTTTCTGACCATTCAATCGGAAACTCTTGTGCCATAAGCAACGGTAAATCTTGGTGTTTAGCACCGTCTCCGTGTGTAGTTCCTATTAAGTTCTTGCCGTATTTATAACCTTTACGATGTGCAATTGAACAATCGAAGCTTATGTTTTTGCAGTTTCTGAAGTACGTTTTTATGACATCGGACAAAAAAAATCCTGTTTGGTAATCGTGGTTACTTGGATTAAATGTAAAGTGAACGTCTGCTACTGCAATTAGTTGCATAAGAATATCCACATAAAGCTTCTTTGCTATTAAGAAATTACTATACCACATTCCATCGGTGTCTTGTGGTGTGCCACTTGTTGTGTTTCTTGTTGGTGTGTCTATGTGAAGAATATCGTTACCACCTATGAACAAAATCTTTTCTATTGGAAACCCTTTGGCTTTGTTTAAGATTCCTTGTACTCCGTCTTTTACTCGTTTAACGGCTATTTGATTGTTATAGTCCTCACCTGTTTCAAAACTATCTGCAAGTTTGCCTATGTGTATATCTGCTGGGTCAATAACAAGTAGATACTCTTTGTTCTTTTCTTGTCGCACTAACTTTGGAAACTTCGGTGAAAACTCTTTTAATTCTTCTACAAGTTTCTTGCTTAATTCTTCAAGCTTGTTCTCTGCTTCGTCTTTATGTAATGGGTTCTTAAAAAATAAACTTGCTTGTTTAGTTTTAAGCCATCCGTGCTTAACACTTTCTACACCTACTCCAGCATCTTGTGCAGCTTCTTTTAAACCTCTGTATTTAAATAGTATTTCTGCTTCGTCTGGCGTTAGTCTATACCTCTTATTTGTCATAGGTATTTATTTACCAACTTAGTTCCGAATAAACCCACAAGAAAAACACAAGCAACAAAAATTAGCATACCCCAATAGTTCGGCTTCTTGTTTATTTTGGCGTCTGCTTTTGCTCTTTGCACTTCTACTCTTGTAATCATTTTTATAGTGTCACGTTTTAGCTTGTATTCTATTCGTGTTTCTAACCTTGTTTTTGGTACATATACATTCTTATAATAAACCACAGTATCTTTTGAAGTGTAAAAATGCTCATAAACAATTGTGTCGTGTTTTATTACAGGTATAGAATCTATTGTGCTAATTCTTATCGTGTCGCTTGTTTGCGTGACTTCTAAGCCCTTTTTAAGTGCTTTGTTATAGTGATACTTAGCAGAGCAAGAAAAAAGCCCTACAATCAAAAATAAACTAAATAATCGCATATTCTGTTTTTACATCGAAACACGGACAAGCTTTATTTGCATATTCGTTGTGACCGTGAATCGTCATATCTTTATTGTATTTATACATTAGTTCTTGTATTAATTCAATCAAGCTATCTTTTTGCTCCTTTGTCCTTGTGTCTTTAGGGTGCTTCATATCTTTAGTCATACCACCTGCATAACTTATTCCTATACTGCAATAATTTTGACCTGAACAATGTGCGCCTGTTCTCTCTATTGGTCTTGCCTCTTGTAAAGTACCATCTAACTTTATGTGAAAATGATAACCTACATCTGA